CGAACAAATGGTGTACAAATACAGGCTACCACTATCTGTTCTAAATGTTGTAAGCTTTGTATATCTCCACTATCATGCCACCTAAAATAATCATAGCCTTTCTTCTGTTCATTGTTAATCATATATACTAATGCTTCTATCCATAATGGATCAGTAATAGATATCAATCTTCTATTCAATGCACTCTTAACACTAGGATAATTATAATTACCATTGTCATCACAATAGCATAAGGCACAGGTAGGTATGAGCTTACCATCTAACAATGCCACTTCAACATCATGCTGACAAGTAATATTTAATTTCTGTTTATTTAATTGCTTCATTACTTCTCCTGTTTGACAAGCCTTAGCTGTTATACCATATGATCGGCATGGCATTTTACTTGTCTTACTTAATGTTCCTGCTATTGTATTAGCTTCCTTTAATGTTTTTATTTTATTCTGAACTAATGGTATAAAGAAATTTAATTTATCTTTATCATTATCATAATAAGATCGAATGATTGTTTCAATTAAATTTTTATTCATTTTCCTCACATTTTTTTTTCGGAATATAAATCTTTCGCCGATCGCTTTTTATTTTTTCTAATTCTTCTTTAGCTTGTTGTTCCCACCACCATAGTTTAAACCCTATCTTATCTATCATTATCCTTAACCTTAAAGTGTTTGTCTAATTGTTTTTCTTTTAATAATTTATTTATTTTCTTTTTAATTTTATTATTCTCATCTCCTATTATTATTATATCTGTCATTGTTTTCTCATCTCTTGTTCCTTTAGTATGTCATCAAGTAAAGCATTTCTTTTTGGTATAGTTATTAATGTATCTATCATCTCTACTATTATATTAATAGCACATGGCACATGATAACTATTGAAGTTAGCTCCCTTACCATTCCTTACTATTAAATCATTAACTTCAATACGCTTACGACTTAATGTTCCATGACAAGCATGGCATTGTCTATCTACATCTGTCTTGGTAGCAATATAATAATTCATGTGTAGCCACATATATTCTAGCCTATCATTAACAACAGGATAAATTTTATTTAATAGTCTAGCAGGATTAACCCATTTGTTATCTTTATTATTCCAACCACCTGCTTTCCAATTATATATATGCCAATCTTCTTTATTTAAATTAGGATCAAGAAAGAATCCAAGCTCAATTAATTTTTTCTTTTTGTTTTCAAATATAATCTTCTCTTGTTTATTCATATCATTTACTCCAATCATCTTTTCTATCAAGACCATATAATAATATATTATCAGATTCTTCTAGTTTCTTAATCATTATAACAAATTTATTATATCCTATATCATAATCTGTTGGTAAAGATTTAGGTAAGAATGTTCTAAGTATTTCAATCACACCTATGTTATTATATCTTATTCTTTGAACATCTTTTGATTTAACATACATATCTATACACCATACATCTCATCATCTAATCTTGATTGTTTAAGTAATGCTTCTGCTTCTTTCTGTTTCTTTCTTAATTCTCTATCCTTTTGTTTAACTTCATCTGTTATACATCTCTTTAAATCAGCAGGTAATTGATTCATGAATACTCTATCTTTTATGTTAGGTTTAAGACAGAAACCTATCTTAACCATGATAGTTTGTAGTAGTCTTGACATTCTTATAGCTCCAACAGCAGTATCAATTAACTTATCTCTTATGTAGCCATCAACTACAAGACATAAGCTATGCCAACCTTTACCTTTCTTATAATGAGCTCCACCATCATAGCCTACCATAAAGTTATCATCAATTACTATGCCACGTTTCCTAAACTTTAATCTATCTGCATAAGCAAACAACAGTTTCATTAGTAATTCTTTACAGTTAATAACTTGATACTTATCCCCACAGTATTTCATAAAGGAAGCACAATCATCATTGTTTATGAACTGACATATCTTATTAGCTTCTTCTTGTCTTGTTTGTAGTATCACACCACTAAACATAAGATTAAATATTTTATCATTGTATGTTTCCTGTATCTTTTGTGTCCTAGTATAGAAGTGAAAGATTCTATTATCATTATCTCTTTTATCTATGTTAGCAGGATCATATTTAAGATGATAGTATTCATCATTAGATACCATCTCAATCTTACCATCATCATTCATTATAGTTAGATGATTATCATTACAATCTAATATCTTAGGCATGGTATAACTCCTTTACTCTTTTAACTTCATCACTTAACTCCTTGAATGTATTAGCATAAGTTAATGACCTAGCTACATCATTAAAGAATTTACTTGGTATTGATCTATGTAGATCAACCAATGCTAATATCATACAACCTTTATGCTCAGCATTTTTCCATCTTGATATAAACCTATTACTACTTAATAACTCTATCACTTCATCAGGTATTAATACTTTCATCTTCTCATCTATATTAACAGAATCACTACCATATCTATCTATCTCTATTATGTCCTTATCATTATAGTTAATAGTCCAATCCTTGTCATGTATATATCCATCAGTTATAAATGCTAATCCTAATCCAATTAACTCATCATTATTCTTAGCACATATGTATAATTGTTTCTTGTTAGTGCCAAAACATTTCTCATTAATCACATCAGAATAAGGATAATAAACTAACTTAACTTCAAGCTCATCTGTATCTCTAAACTTATCTAACAATTCATTCATCTTATAATTACCCTGACTTGTAAAGACATTCCTATTCATCACACCTTTAATATAATCATCAACCGAGTTAGCATTTAAATCTGTATCTGCTTTACAAAACATTATATCTGTTGGTATTTGATTTAACAAACCTACTATATCAGCAATAGACAATCTGTGTTTCCCCCATCTCTTTTCTGTAAGCTGTAGCCTGATCTTTTTTTTTGCTATTATATCCTTCATACTATAATCATCATGTCTATTCTTATCATAATATATACTAGAGCTGACCTGTGTTTCATCATAAGAATAGTTGCTAAGCTTATTGTAATGCCATACTATACTACCTTTCGGTCTAGCTACTCGTCTTATCTTTATCTTAACCTTTCTATTCTTTAACCAACTAACAGTATCATAGAAATACATATCATCTTTATCACATAACTTATTCATCTTCTCAACTAGATAGTTTAATGTATCAACATATTTATCAGTATCTTTATAGGCTAATCTTATATAAGTGCAGGTTTCCCCTAGCTCCTCATCAATACCAACTATCTTATCCCTATAAAAGTTAGACATATAAAATACATGATCATAATTAATAGCATGACTAGATGATTGAGTTAATAACTCTAAGAATGTTATGTGATCATACTTCTTTCTGTTATCCTTATAGATATTAAATCTTAAATCAATACATTCTTTTAATTGTTTTTTATCTTCATCATCATCATCATTCCTATCTTCTGAATATTGATACAACCAATGCCATGTATTAATATCCTGTGAAGTCATATTAAATAACTCATCTAACTTATTAATTCTATTCTCATCATACCATTCACAAACTAAATCATAACTATCTCTTAACATCTCATCAGTTAGCCAACCATCTTTAAGACTATCTCTACTAGCAACAGGTGGATAGATTGATTCATCTTTAAGGTTGATTAACATACCTGTGAAGTTAGGAAACCTAGACAGTAATCCATTAAGCTCAAGATCATTTATCTTACTAGAAATAGTGCTACCCTTATTATATTCATTGTTAATTGGAACATCTATTAACGTAGTAAAGAAATGACAATCATCATTAACATCAGCATTACTATTACTATTGTTAGCAAACAGAATAGTAATATCATAAGTATCATTATCTATATGTAATGTCTTAGTTGTTGAATGATCTATATTAGTATAAGAATATCTTTCTCTTTCATTAGCCCTATCTATTAGTCTTAACATATATCTTTCTTTATCTAATAACTCTACTTCATGGTTGCCAATACTATAATCATCATCATCATCAACTTCATCTTCTAAATGTATGGTAGTAGGAATACCATGTAATGATACTACATCTTTAACTCTTTCTATTAATTGTTTATAGAATTTAGTATCGCCTAAATCTTTATTCAATACCATAGTTAATTTACAACCATAAGGTATGTTAGTTGCTTCTTCTAATGGTAGCCATGTCTTACCATCTCTACCTAATACTGTAAAGTTTTCAGGCGATTCTCTTGGATTAGATTCTATCTTTAACGTGCTACTTAATGTAGTATAAGCTTCAATACCCATGCCAAACATACCAATACTATTCCTATCTTTATTATGTGATCGACCTAGCCATGCTACTATCTTACCGAATCGTTCAGCAGTTATACCTAATGAATCATAGCCTTGTATAATTAATTTTCTTTCAACAGGATTGATTGTTATTACCATGTAAGGATTAGCATTGAAGTTATCCCTAGCTAATTTACAAGCCTTTAATTCATTAGTTAATAATTCTCTTATGCCTGACAACCATGAAGTATAGATAGTATTAGCTACCCTTTCTACTATAACATCATGCTCTAACTTAACCTTGATTGATCCATCTTCACTATCAATAAACTCTTTCAAAGCTCCTGTATATTTACCAACATCATTAGATATATCCTTAGGCTTCTTTACATCAGGTATATAATAATCATCTGTCATAAGTCATAACACTCCTGTAATCCTGTATTATATTCTTCAGCTCTTTCATTCATTAACTCATCAATATCTATCTCATCTATCACACATTGTATATCATTATGCCAACCTAATTTAGTATCAATAATATTATTCCATATCCATCTCTTTAATGGCTTCGCCATTACATTAGTCATAGAAAAAATGTAAGGGATCATATTGATCCCCCACTTACAACAGGTAAAACGTATAGCTGATCGCTACCCTTAACGACAGTTTCCATACCATTTTGGAAAGCTATACTCTTACCATTCAGCATAACAGATAGGAACTTGTTAGGATCACCACGACTATCAAATAGTTTAGTGCGTAATGCCTTATCATCTATTTGTTCTAGGATAGATTGAACTGTTGATTTATCATCAACCTTTATTTCTATCTTCATGTCCTTACTACCTGTTATGGTATTGGGTATTTGTAATGTTGCTGTTTGATTCATTACTCTAATTTTGTCATTCATTTTTCTCACTCACGCTTTTTTTGTTATCCACATATAAATCTTTGGAATTTTCTATGTCTTTATTATAGAATGATTTATAAATCTCTTGGATTTTATTACTAATATCTTCTCCTAATGATTCAAATTCCCCTAGATATATAACACAGTCATTATGTATCATCATACTACCTGCCTTATTAATTAATATCTTCTTACCATCTTGATCATAAGCATTAACTGATTCAATAGTATTATCTGTATAATCAGCGTTCTTTAATACTATATCGAGAAAAGGTGTTAGGCACATTATACAATAAGAATTATGCTCTATCACTCCCCTTATCTTATCTATATGCCAACACCTTTCTCTATGTTTATAGCCCAAACATTCACATTCAATATCTATACTAGTATCTGTATTGATATGGTCATCATCTACTATCTTGACAACAATAGTATATACTATGTCATTATCAGATTTACTTTTAACTTGATAGAGATAACCATCATTAGTATTATTAATACCAATAAAGGCGTAATTCTGATCAGTATTTTCGGACATCATGGGCAAAAAATCACAAATCCCTAATTTAAATGTATCGCTGATCGCATTTTTCGTGATTCGTTCAAAACTTTTTTGTGTTTTTTTCCGTAATTTAAATGTTTCCGTGATCGCACTTGATCGCTGTTCATTTACTACTATAATATAAGCATAACTAACACTATAAATAACAGTATTGTTTAAGTAATTGGTATATAATCTTATTGTTTGTTTAATAGAACTAAGCTTATTAAGTGGTTTGCTACCTAATATAAACCTTTGTATAACATTTTTTTGATACAACATGAACGAAACATTAAGCCCTAATATAAATGTTATCCTGATCGCAACATATATATTACCACCTGAAATAGCCTACCCTAATATAAACGTTCCGAATGGGTATGTATTATACCTAATATAAACGTTCCGATCCGTGCACAAATGCTTATAAGCCTTTCGGTAATATAACTGTTTGGATCGCTGGGATTGATACGTCAGCTTATAGTGTGTGAATACCTAATATAAATGTATGCAAATGCAAACACATATATGTATAATACGTTTGAAGGCAAATAAGAACATGACTTTAACAAAAGAACAAAAAGACAAAATAGCTCAAGAAGCAATAGAGCAAGCTGAAAACGAGGATCAAGGTATTAGTATAATGATACCTTTTATGAAATTCGCTGTAAAAGCTCTATTTGGTAATAGCCACTATGTAAAAAATGCAGATAAGAAAACAGGCTTAATTACCGACAAAACAGTATTAAACCTACCTTTATTCGTAAGGTTAAGCAATAAGGCACTTGAAGAGCTAAAAAGCGATCATAGAATTGAAGCTAACTATCTAGGTAAAATAGGCTTCATAGACTACGATCCTACCAAAAAGGATATTTAACCGATCAATAACAGATCGCTTAAATTCTCCCTATTTTTTTACATGATATTCAATACAAACATATATATTAGGGAACATTTCCACAGTATTCAGAAATCAATTTTAGACGTTCAAGTGCTTATAGCCAAAAAGCAATTTTTAAACCTTTTATAAATACAAGTCAGGGGCGTTTCTGATACAAGTAATATTCATGACACTTAAACTAACTACAGTCTATTTTCATTTTATAACACCATTCAAAGTAAGCGTTATCTGTCTTTGTTGATGATGTTGGAAATGGAATTTTATGATCTCCTTGTGCTAGTTCTATGCCAAATTCTCCTGATGCTATTCCAGCAGCACCCATTAGACATCCAACTATGATCACTGTTATGCAAATGCCAAATTTTTCGTAATCCATAAAACACCTACAATATAGTCATTTATAAAAGTTGTGGTCTTATCCCCTATTTTTAGGGTATCCTGTATCGTTTTTTTGGTATTTAAGATACTTCTGGTAACATCTTTCGCAGACTTGGGAGTTATTCCACCACTTTATATCCTTATCTTCAAATATCTTACAACAGGTAGTGCAGTAAAACCTAGTCATGTTGATTCATCCTCATCTTCATCATATCCCTCTTCTTTTATCTTATCGTCAGAAAGGAATTTTAACTTCCAGAATGTACTCTTTGCCTGTGATGTGATATTTTGGGGGTTTCTTCCCATAATAAGGGTAAACCAGTCGAAAAGCTCATTGTAATCCTCTACCTCTAACTCCACCATATCTAAGTGACATTTGCTCCAACGCAGTTAAAAGTTTTTTGTATAGTTTTTTATCCTTCTTTTCTAACACCATACCCCATCCTGCTATAATACCTGAAAGGGTACCTAAAAAGACCTCTAAAGTATCTTGGGAGTTAATAGCACTAATCGGTGGCACAATCTTATTTCTAATACTTAATAAAGCAAATTCACAGGCTTCTCCTGCTGCATCTTCATCTTTTTGTTCTTCCATCATGATTATTGATGCATCTACCATTATATAATGTTTATAAAAGCCTAACTGAGTCGCAACTTCAGTCCTCCCTTTCGTATGAATCTACTCAGGTATGCAAGCTCACACCATTAGGCTTAATTACTAAAAGGGTAAGGTTTATATTAAGTATGTCTATATTTTTAATATGAAGAAAGATTCAAGGAAAAAAACAATCGTGGAGGTAGTAGTTGACACATCAATAGCCTGTGGAGTGGCAACTTGCTTAAATTATACCATACTACCCCATTACATTGATACCATAGAGAGTGGTGAACCATTAGGAATGCTTACTATATCATTCTGGTATGTTGGTGCTAGCGTGATAAGAAAATACCTCACTAGACGGTGGTTCGTAAACAAAAACGTAACAAAATCGTTACAGAACCTGACAAAGTTTATAAAGTACCAAATTAACTGAAAATATGGGATTTGTAGATACAATTAAAGGTGTTTTCAGGTTAGGAACTGCAAATAAAGCATATACTGAAACCACAACAAGACCAAGCATAGCACAACCTTATATGAGCACTGATACTGGTGCCAAACTTCCAATATTCCCATTCCCACTTATAATGATTTATGAGTTGGCAGATAACATAGATGCATTAAGAATACCAATAGAAACACTAAACAGAGAGATGTTTAAGAATGGATTTGAAGTAGTGGAGAAATGGAAGTATAAATGTGCCAACTGCTCAAAGGAGTTTCAATACGAACCAGCAGTAGGAGATAAACCTGATGATCAGCCATTTGAAAGTAATGATGATGCAGAGCCATTTAATGCATTACCCAAAAAGAAAGGTGATATTAAGAAACAAGCAAAACAGGCAGAATTACAATGTGATACTTGTGGTTCTAATGACCTTAAAAGACCTATTCCAGAACATAGGTCAAAATTAGAAGAATTATTAAATACACCAGTTAATGGTAACGATCAAAACCTAGAAGATGTAGCAAGGCAGTTGGAAAGAGATCTCGAGATTGCCGACAACGCTTATCTTTTAGTATTAAAAAATTATTATATAGACGATGCAAGTAATAGGATAGATCCTGACAGGACAGAAATAAAAGAGTTCCTTAGAGTAGATCCACCACAGGTAGCAATGATTGCTGACTCTGATGGAAGAATAGGATATGATGATAAAAGAAACCCAATATTTGTATGCCCAAAGTTTGAACACAGAGACAGAAGACTATCAGAACCTGTATGTGAAAGATGTGGAGCAGAAGCCCTTAAAGCAGTAGCAGAAGTTAACTCTGTATACTCCATAGGAATACCACAGCCTAAGAGAGTTATATATGGTGAGGGTGAACTTATCTGGAAAGCAGGAAAGTACAAACCAAGTCTTATATACGGCTATTCACCAATCTATTCAATATGGTCTAAGGCAATGTCCTTATCACACATGGACGAATACATAAGAAAGTACTTTGACAAGATGAGACCACCACGAGGATTACTAGTAATAGCATCAAGGAACTACGAAACGTTTAGAAAGTCAATGGACGTTCTTGAGCAGAAAGCACAAGAAGACCCCTACATGATTCATCCGTTATTGGTTGAAAGTGACAAGGGAAGCAAGAATATGGCACAATGGCTAGACTTTACTGGTTCATTGAAGGAATTAGAATTTATTGCAATAAGAAAGGAATTAAGGATGATCATTGGTGCTATATATGGTGTTTTACCCCTCTATTACGGTGAACTTCCTTCTGGTTGGTCACAGGAGGGTTTGCAAGTTACTATAACGAATAGAGCAATCAAATGGGGTCAAGACATCCTCATGAAGTCATTCTTTAGAAAGATAGCAGCATTATTGAACATAGATGATTGGGAATTAAGATTGAAGACTGGTGAGGAAACTGATCACCTTAGAGACTTGCAAATACAAGGAGTTGAAATCCAGAATATGCAAGCATTACAAGCGATGGGATTTGATATTACACGAACTCATACTGGCGAATTCAAGGTATCGAAAGATACGGCATTTAATGCAAAAGATATGTTGCAGATGGGTGCAGAGCAAAAGCAAGGTAGAGGTAGGGGAACAGCAGCACCTGAGGAAGACACACAGGATTTCGAAGGGGAACCAAGTAGTAGACTGCCTACAGATGTGGGTGGAATTGGACAAGGACATCCATCAAGTGGAAGTGGAACTTCTCTTAGTAGGAAGTCATTTCCTGACGGTATTAATCCCAAGAACTACGAAATTGTCAAAAATACTCTGCAAACGGCAGTTGATTTTGGCTGGACAAAATCAAAGACTGTAAGCGAACTGCGTAAGAATGCAGCGATGACAGTAAGAAGTGCCAGAGAATTAGTTAAGAATGAGTTTGATAGTGTAAGGAGGTGGGAAGATGGTAAAGAAGAATGAGCCCAAAAAGTTTATTATTAAAAAAGAGGAAACGAAACCGAAAGAAAAGGCTACTATAAAGATTAACGTAAAGGAAGTAGATGTATACAAGGCAGCAGAACCTAAGGTAGTTAAGGAATCAAAGCCTAGAGTTGTTGAAAAGATAGATTCCGAGCGTATTGAACTAGCAAAAACACTTATAGAGACTTGGAATAGGATAGGAGTTGTTGTACATGAAAATTCACATGATAAATACACTTTAAATAATATGTATATCATATTAGAAAACGCATTAAAGAAAATGTTGTTGGCACATAAGTAATGGCTACAAAACTCAATGTTGATGATGGTGGGCTTGCTATTGGTAAAAAGCTCTGGAAAACTCATCAAGATAACGAATATACGCACGTAGATAACTATAAAGAAGCAATTTGTCTTAATTGCTTCAAAAAAGATGCTGCTGCTGCAACTATCGCTGATATTTGTGGAGAATGTGCTGGAAAACGTGGTAGAGAACCTTTACTGGTTAAAATAGCTGATAAGATGTATGGATTATGTTTTTTTTGTGGTAAACATAAATTTGGCATAGAACAGATTAATGCAAGATTTTGTAGGGGATGCCACAGAAGAATAGCTAACGTAACAAAGGAATATAACAAAAAGGGTGGTATGTTTAATGTTGATCCATTTTGGCTTAGTATGAAGAAGAAATTAGGTAAAGATTGGAAAGCATTAATGTCAAATCCATCAAGTACTAGAAGATAGTTACTTTAAGATTAAATTTATCCTATTTGATGTAAAATCGTAATATCTGTACTTGTAATTTATTTTTGCTGTCTTATTTGGCTTATCACCATAAAATCTTCCAACCCTAAAGAATAAAACTGGTTTTCTTAATTTTCTTGGAAATATTTCTATTATTTCATCATTAGCGTTATATGCTATTTTACCATCTACTATTAGTTGTTCATCACCTTTTTTATAGTATGCAACTTCTCCTGCATAAAAATGAACTATAGACCTGTTTAATTGTGGTTTTGCTGCTTCTTCTGTAAAATTTGTCACAACCCATAATTTTTTATCTTCAGTAACATACATATCTTTTATTTTTGTCTGAAACATCTCTAATTTTGCTTTATCGCCATATCTCAGCTTGTACTCCTTTAATGTGTCATACACATAAAATGATGTAGCCATATATGGTATACAAAATACTTATTAATTAACGTTTCTAATTCAGTTTATGAGGAAATGTAAGTGTGGTAAGAAGTTATACGGTTATAGTGATGGTAGGCATGAAGTATATGTCTGTTATAGCTGTGGTAAGTTTGTAGGTCACGCAAATGGAGATGCAGAGTTTGCAGCGATGGTCTTAATGAACCCCCACTCAATATTAGGCATGATTAAGGAAAAATTCCTTAGACCACACAAGTAAATTTATATACGTTCCATATAATTTAATTATATGACAATGCTAAAACCCACTGCTAGGATAGGTGGAAATTTCGGTATATCGTTTTTCTCTCCTTTAGTAGGTGGTAATGTTGCTGAATCAATTTATGATATAGGATTAACTTTTGATATGTCTATTGTTATTGCTTTTATCTCTGCTATATTTGTAACAGGTCTATCTATATCTAAGGAAGTATCAGAGTGGGGTAAAAATGGTAAAAGCAAAAAATAAGAAAAAATGTGATTGGGTAAAAGAACTGACAGACTCATTCCTATTATTGACATAAATACTTAAATACAGGATTAGAGTGGTCTTGTTATGGTAGAAGCATTAGTATTAGTAGCAGTCGCTTCAATTATTGGAGCTGGGCTAAATACGCTAAGGGGTTATTTACACAGTAAAGAACCTTATAGTGCAAAGAAACTAGCAGGATCAGTTATCATAGCAACATTTGCAGCTTTGGCATTATCTCAAAACATAATTGTCGAAGGTCTGACTGAATCTGGGGTAGTTCTTATAGGTCTAGTAACAGGATTCGCAGCAGACTTCGCTATAACAAAAGCAAAGAAATAGGTTAACCCCTCTTTTTTTTTAATATTTATATATAGTAATGGTTAATGATTAACATGGTAAATGATCTGTTTTTCAATAGACTGGTAACGAAGAATATGCAGCCTATTCATGGAGATGAAAGATTCTTTGAGGGATATCTAACAGTTCAGATAAAAGACAAGCAGGGTGAAATTACAGTTGTTGATGAACTCTATAAAGTTCTTCCTATATGGATGGACAGGGGAGCACCAATTTCAGATACTCATAGTAATAGAATTATAGGTAAGGGAATAAATTATTCAAAAGATACATACAAAGATAAGGATGGAGAAGAATACCCAGCAATTAAGATAACAGGTAAGATACACAAGGATTATGAATTAGATAATGAGATATGGAAGAAGATTAAATCAGGAGAGTATAAGGGATTATCATTCGGAGGAGCCACGAAGTCTGACAGAGACCCTGTCAGGATGAAAGATGGCTCCATTGCTTATTCATTAAAAGATTTGGAACACTATGAGGTTGCAGTATGTGCTGACCCAGCAGTTCCACTAGCATTAATTACTGACTACAATCCAGTTGCAAAATCTGCTACCAACGCAGAGGTAAGAGAAGACGGTAAGATGATTATCAAATGCGATAAGTTTGGTTGTTATGTTTCAAAGGTAAGTATAGATCAGAAAGATGATGACGTTTCACAAAATAAGAAAATAGGCAGAGCTGTTGCAAGCTGGTCATCGGTGCCAGCAGATAACACAGAGAGATATTTAAAAGAGGTTGGTAATAAAACTAGAAGAATAAAACCATGTGAAAATTGTGGAGCAAAAGATCAGATTGTTGAAGGACAAGGAAAGGATGGAAAATGGCATAGTTATGCAGAAACAGATGTGGTTGATGGAAAAAGAATAGATATATGTCCAACTTGCAATAGAGCTAAAGTTGAACGAGAACTGTCACAAATGGATCCAAAACGATATGGTGGTAAATCTCCAAAAGATGATGTAGGTAAAGCAGATAATATTACAAAACCAATACCTGATGGCAAGGGTGGTAAAGGAGACTTTGACCATTGTGAAGAAAAGAATCAGGATAAGAATGATCCTGCTGCGTTCTGTGGTGCTATTCAACATAAATTAGAAAAGGCAATAGAAGCAGGTATGATACAACAAGTTGCAAAAGATGGATTAGAAATATTTTTGACTAAAGAGGAATTAAACAAAGTATGTTCTGGTTGTGGTAAAACACTGGCAGAGCATGGTATTGTTAAATATGATCACTCTAATTCTATGGGAGACCAACACTCTATGTATAATCAAAATACTGGAAGAGAGACATGGGTAGGTCAAGGATTACCACAGCCTACCGTTGAAGGTAAGGATGACCATCCAGCAGAGAGAGGTCTAACTATCAATGGTGATGCTAGACAGAATAGTGGTAAAAAAAAAGTTAAGAAGACATTAACATCAATATTTAAGGAAGATGATAAGTGGGAACCTAAGACAGATGAATATCAATATAAAAAAATGGGAAAAAAACCACCCAAGAAAAAGAAACCATTAATGCCTGCATCAACTACCAGAGCAGAATTAGATGCTGATGAAGATTATCAAGACTGGATGGCTGAGGGAGAATCAGAACATTATTACAATGATATGGAAAATGAATTTCAGAGTTTATCTCAGGGTGATGACCCTGATAAGGATAAGAAAATTGATGCACTTGGTAGTGCAGGAACACCAGCCAATGTTGTAGCACAACAAAGAAAACAACAGAGAAAAGTAGAAGAAGATCTTAAACGATCACCAGACTTTTTTGAAGATGAAAAGCAAACTAACAAAGGACGAACAGCAAGAAATAGAAAAAGAAGAAAGCAAGAAATAGTTGATGCTGAAATAGGATCAATGGTAAATCAATCATTTGTATCAATAGTTAAAGGAGAGTGTAGTGGTGTGGGTTGTAAAGAGGAAGGAACAATACCTATGCGTGTTAGATTAGATACTGGGGATGAAGGAGATATTAAAGTGTGCGAAAATTGTAATAGAAAAATTATAGAATTTGCTGAAGGTAAAGGAGATAGAGAAGGTATGGTAGGTAAATCATTTGAATCATTATTTAAAGATGCAGTTAAACCAACACAAGCTCAATTACATGGAGAAAGTAACAAACCAACAGATTATGAATATGAGAATATGCCTGAAGGTGTAAAATTTATGGGTAGGGATTTTAGTGAATTTCAAACTCCAAAACCATTAGATAATGAGTTCCAAAGACAATCAACAGAAGCAAGAATGGGAGAAGGTAGTAGTAATGAAGATAATTATCTTGACATGGATGAACTTGGTTCTGCTGCAAATTTAGGATTACTTCCACAAACATTTGATGATAAAAGGAGTGGACAGATTAAAGAAAGGCATGAAGTGAAGCATCCACAATTAGATAAATCATTTAAATCAATATTTAAGAAAATGGGTAAGAAAAAAAAGAAGCCTGTTAAATCATGGGAAGATTTATTATTAGAAACATCTGATGTATATGAAGAGGAACCATGTCCACATTGTGGAAAGACTAAATCATTAGAATCAATAGTAAGTAAAGATTCTATGGATGGAAAAGGTAGTGACAAACCAAAACCAGAACCGACTCCAGAACAAAAAATCATGGATTTAGATATTTCTCATGAAGGTACTGGTTATGACCCTGAAAGGATGTCATATAGTAAACGCCCTACAGATAGAGCATGGGAAGAATGGGATGAAAGACAGAGAGGAATGTTCGATCAAGGTGACTATCAATCATTTGAATCAAAAAATAGAGAACATTGGGCAGATAGAGGTGTTAAATCAGATGACATACCAGATTATGGTGATTGGCTTTATGAAAAATTTCCAGAAAAGGAAGGATTAAAGCCCCCCAGAAAAGATGCAATGCGTAAATCATTAGAATCAATAATAAGCAAGGTAACAGAAGGTCAATTTGGAGCAGGTCAAAGGGGCTTAGGATACGGTAATGAGGGTTATACTAACGTTCAAGGAAGTGGTCAAAACCACACAATAACAGAAATACCACCTGAAATGGAGATAATTGTACATGATGTTAATGATATAAAAGAATCTAAAAAGGAAGGTTATACTACTGAAGCAGGCAACAGTAAGAGAGGAGATCCCTCAAGAGCAATTGATGATGATGATTCTTTGCTTAGTCCGAAATATATATAAACCCCATTTATATAGATTAGGTAATAACATGACCGAAGAAGAAAATTCTAAACAAGCCGAAGAGAAAAAAGAAGATTCTGAAGACGAAAAAGAAGAAAGTCATGGAGAGGAAACTACTGAGGAATTACGCCAAGATGCTTCAAAAGCATTTTCGAAAGTAAAATCCAGTATTGATACTCTTACTGACGTTGTTCAATCACTTGCTGAAACCCAAAAGGGTGTAAGCGAAACAATCGGAAAATTTGACTCGAGACTAAAGGCATTAGAAAAACCAACAGATTTACCACTGAAACCAGCAGGAAGTGCAGGTTCAGATAATGATGTAGGTGCTGATGTCAAAGTACCAGATACCTATCAGTCAAACTCAAGACAAGTTGGTCTTGACTCTGACCGAAAAGAAGTAGATGGTGCAAAGAAACCTCAAGCAGATCAAGGAAAACTTTCCATGCAAGAAAAGTCCGAAGAATTAACTTCAATTCAAAAGTCTGAGCATACTTTCTCAACCGAGACACCAAGACCAAGTGCAGCACTAGAGAACGTTGACAAATCCATGGGGGATTTCTCACCAATTCTTAAAGATGCACGAAGTAATGGATTCGAAGGTTTGAGCAATGTTGCACGAGATATCTTGAACGGAAAATACTACAAACCAACACCTGAAGAGGTCGGACAGTGGTAGATATGGTTCAGATAAAGACTATTGATGAATTAGAAGCACTCTATTACGGATACAATAGAAACCTCCTACGAAAAGCAGATGCACCAGCAACTACTTCCACAGCAGGCGTTTTTAACGCAATCTATGGAGCATATGCATGGGCACAGCTCAACCTTGAAGCCAATGCCTTTGGTATCTTACCAAAGTACCCTTGGGATAAATCAGGATGGAGGGTTATTACTGCAAAACCAGTGCTAAATACAACCAATGGTAATACTACTCTTGGTGGTACAGCAGAAGGTGGACTCATTGCTGAGACAGTAAAACCAACACTACAAGAAATTGATGTTAGACCAAAGACAGCACAACTGCCTTTCTCAGCATCAGAAGTTATGGAGTGGTTGGCTACACACAGCAAAGACGACATTTGGGGTGGACTTGGTTCACTTCGATTGTATATGGCAGTACAACACAAAGAATTCCTAAATAGAATGCTCTTAGCCGATGTTGAAGGAACCATATCTGGTTCTGGAACAAATGCTGGCACCACAGATTGGGAGTCATTAGACCGAATTGTTTCATCCAACGCAGAAGAAACTGCATTAGGTGCATCAACTACTGGTTCATACGATCCATGGGCAGCAAATGCAACTATTGACAGAGACAGCTCAAGTGATTTTGACTGTACTGTTGAGTCAGCATCAGGAACTATTGGCACAAACGGAGTACTAACAGACGATACATTAAGAACTTTCTTACGAAAGATTCGTATTGCTGCTGGTAAAGATCCAAACGTATTCTTAGGTTCACACGAGGTCTATTCCGAAATTCAAGGACTATATATGCCTTCTGTCAGGATTCCAAATCCTTACGGAGAAGCATTGGTGCAAATCGATGTTAATGGTATACAAACCTTTAGAGGTACAGGAGTAGGTATTCATGTGGACAGCATTTACGGAATACCATTCATCCCATCAAAGGATGCACCAAGCGACTCTGGCGATGCCAGTGAAATTGGTAGACTATTTGCATTTGATACATCAGATGCAGAAGGATATGGTTATCCAAGAATTGGAATACAAATTGCAATCCCAACGGAATACTACGAAGCAACTCGTAGAAGTCCAGCATACCCATTCGTCAACAACGCATTTGTTGAGAAAGGTGTATTCAGAACTATGGGAGAAACTGTTTGTCGTCACTTCAAATCTCAAGGCAAGATTAGAGATATAAAACTCTAGGAATAGAGTAGGGATATCTTAATCTATAAAACCCCTCTTTTTTTTTAATTTTGTGAAAAATCAAGAACATAGCTTACAAGAGTATATGTACTAGTTAGTTTAATGAATAGTATGACAACACTAACAGCAAATCGTGGAACATCAACCATAACAGATGATGGATTAGTTTTTGGTAAGAAAAGTTCAGTATTACCTAAGAATGAATCAATCACAGTTAATCTTGGAACAAAAGTAATCAAGACATCAGATATTCCAACGAAAGAAAAGATAGACCTAAAAGGTCAAAGAATATCCGTTAATAGAGGAACGGACAGTATAATCCTCTAATCTTTTTTTTTAACTAACTTAGTTAAGTTTATATTCAAGTGTTATTTTAAGGAAATATGGTACAGTTATATCATAATGAGAAATTGGCAAAAGCTAGGGATTTAGTAATTATATTCCTATTTGGTTCTATAGTAATAGAAACCATTACTGGGATTGAGTTATTAGGTGCTTGGTGGAAGTAATCTTTATAAGTGTTAATATAATCCTAATTATATGGCTTTAACAATCAGTACATCAGATTGGACAAATGCTAATGTTAGAAAGACTTTATCAGTACAAGCAGCATTAGTATCTAAGCTACGAATATATAGTATCAAAGTCACATTTGGGGCTTCTGATAACTATGCAACCAACGGAGTGTCGGCTGATCTTAAAGAGAACAGAATATCCACACTAGTTGCAGTGATTCCTACATTTACGGATTCAAAACTAGTAGTGCAATACGACAAAACCAATGAAAAAATCAAAACTTTCACTGGTTCAGGAAACGGTAATATCTTAGCAGAAGTACCAAATTCCTCAGCGTTAGTAAACTCAAAAATATTCGAGTTTCTAGTTATAGGCTACTAGAGTCCAAAAACAGCCCTTTTTTTTTTCTTAAAGTTTATATATGACAGAGTTAATGACTATACATGGTAGAACTGAATCATAATATAGTATCGTTTAATTCTGATACTCTGATAAAAGGAAATCATGGTGTTATTGTAGGAGTTTTTGTAACAAAAGTGGGTTCTGGATCAGATAAGGTAGTATTTAAAAATGGAACTAGTGGAAGTGGAACAGCCGAATTTACTATTTTCACAGCAGCACAGGGTACATATCCAAACATTCATAGAAGGTTTGAATCTGGTATATATGCAGATGTTACAGGGAATGCTGAAGTAACTGTAGTCTTTAAGTAAATTTATATACAATACAAAGTTTATATAATGTATGGCTACGACATATTGTACTACATATGATATCGCTGATTTTTTAAGGATACCTATAACTGCTAATACAACACCTAATAAGGCTCAGGTTGAAAAACTAATCAACCGAAAGGAAGATGAAATTGACCGAAGAATGGGTCATGCTTGGAGGTCTAAAAAGGTAACAAGAGAGGTTCATGATTTACCATTGGTTTATACATTTGGATGGGGAACACCTATATTCCTACAGCACAGAAACATCTATGAATTAGATGCCAGTGAGGGGGATAAGATTGAAATCTGGGAAGGAGCTGGTTCAAGTTGGAATAACATACTTGGAAATAGTCAATGGTATGATATAGAATATGAATATGGTAGACTATTCATGAGAGGATTTATCTTTTCCATCTTAAGAAAAAATAGAATTAGAGTTACTTATAGATACGGTGGAGAAGAGTTTGCTGGTGATACTACTGTTCCAGCAGATATTAAAGATGCAATTATTAAGAT